TCATACAGCTTTCGGCATATTCATCCGCACCACGCTCGTCGGCGTCAGCCTGGATTTCAGATAAATTTCGGTCGTTTTGACATCTGAGTGTGCGGCTGCAACCCGAAGCTGCTCCATCGTGTACCCAGCCCTCTCCGCGTCCGTAAGCGCCTTTGCACGTATGTCCTTGACCGTGTAGACGACCTCGTCAAGTCCGGCTCTTTTGCATGCCCTATCCCAAGCACTCCGGACCGCTGTGGCTCCGTAGGGCTTTCCGCTGAGCGAGTGAATGACGTGCTTGCCCTTCACCTTTCCGAAAGTGCGGGCGCGCTCAAGCACCGCATCGATCTCCGGCGTGATCGGCCAGTCAACGGCTTCACCAGATGAGTCTGCCGTTTTCGATGGTTGGAAGTGGATGATCTTGGCGTCGCGGTCGACGTCAGCCCACTGAAGATTTCTCACGTCGGTTGAACGCTGCATCGTCAGGTAGCAGAGATCGACGAAGCACTGCATCATCTCACCGCTGCGCACGTCGCGGCCGCTCGTTTCTTTGGCAAGCGCTTCTCGAATAGCGATGAAGTGACCGTCGGAGATATAGACGTCGCGGGCCTTGGGCTTCTTGAGCTTCACTTCTCGGCATGGATTTACCGACATGTGGCGCTTGAGGATGCACCAAGCGAAGAAGCCTGAAAGGAACGCGCGCATTACACGTTGCATGTGCAGCTTGCCGTCCCAATTCGTCGTCAGGAATTCGACCACATAGGCTGGATCAACTTGATCGACGTCGACGTCTCGAAACGATGATTTCACATACTCAGCGTAGTGTGGCCAAGCCTTTTCCTTGTGCTTCTTCTTATGCAGGTCGACATAGTCGTCGACGAGGCCAGGAATGTTGCCCGAACCAGTTGCGGATTCGGCTTTCCGTTTCTCATTGGCTAGGCGCTCCAGCATTGCCGTTTCGCCATTGCAGACACGGCACAGCTTGACCCAACGATTGGTGCCGGGCTTGAACCAGTAGTAGCTACCGTGCTTCACATAAACACGGCTTGGCAACCCGTCCGGAGTTTTTCGGCGCCTCGCGTTCATGCTGCCCGCCTCACCGAGTGTAGTGCCGGCCGTGCGGGCGGCGCTGACGACGGGAGCACGCCAGCTTTCTTCGCGCTGAGTGCTTCGAATGTTGCCCAGGTCATGATGATGTGACCGTTCGCACGCGTCACGACGTCGATGCCGAACTGCTGCTTGAACCATGCAACCTGAGTCGAGCAGCGCTTCTTACCCGTGATCTCGACCAGATCCGCGTCACTGATCAATCGGCTATTCATTTTCTACTCCCCCCATGCGCCGGCGGCGCTCCGCAGGCGAATACAAAAATGCAAACGGGGACGCGCTAACAAGGGCGTCCCCGCTATCCAATCGTGCGCCGGTGGCGCTCACGTCAAAATTCCCCAATCTCTCGCGGTGACCCGCAGAATCTCTTTCAGTGCTTCGGCCGTGGCCGGCGGTGCTTGCTCTATCAATTTTTTCTCAAACACATGTTTGGTTTGGTCGGGTATTCCTTAGTCATGGGCATCAATAACGTGCGTAGCCTGAATTAACCGCTAGCCAATCGTGCCCCCGGCGACCCGGATTCAAGCTCACGCAATTCCGTGGGCTTCTTTTTACCGTGGCCGGGTGGGTGGTCATGCTGCCTTCTCGATTTCCATGTTCTCGACGCTCTGGATTCGCTCGCCGATCCACCGCATCACGTTCACAGCCATGCTGTTGCCCAGTGCCTTGTAGCGCGGGCCATCTGGAGCCTTTGTACCGGGCAGTAGCGTGTAATTGTCCGGGAAGCCCTGAAGGCGCTCGCACTCGCGCGGCGTCAAGCGGCGCACCGCCGAGCCGACCATGACTGCCTGATGGCCGCCGCCGTTGGTGTGGCTGTTGGCGTGGCCCATCGAACGTTGCGTCGCTGCGATATCGCCTACGGCGAACCCGTTGCGCCCGCTCGCCTTGCAGTCGAATGCGATGACCGGAGGATGTGCGGACGCGGACAGTGGGTGACATGGGCCGCCCGGTTGAGGATTGCTGCCGTTCTCCGGGCTCGTGATCTGAGTGGTGTCAAAGGCGATGGCACCGACGCCGATTCCCGCGCGGCCACCGTTCGGCGTTAGCACGGCATTCGCTGTACCGTCTTGACGGTATTCGAGCTGATGCTCGCCATCGCGCCCGCGAATCGCGAGCGTGTAAGGTTCGGCAACGAGCAACGTCTCCGTCTCCGCATCGATTCTCTGATTACTCGTGGTGAGTGCTCGAGCAATGGTCGGGATCATGAAGGCGTCTCGCCCATCACCGCCTCCTGCGCCGCTACCGTCAAGAGAGTTACGCGTAAGGGTGCCGGCAACTCTTTGCCCCGCTTCGCGGCGCGGCGCAGGATACCCGAGCATGCTTTCGCGCTCAAAAAGTACCGCTGCGGGACGTCGCCAGTCTCCAAGATATCCGACAACGAACACACGCCGTCGTCGCTGAGGAACGGCTCGCGCGTGTGATTCCACTCGGACGTACTGAGCGTCAAGAACGCGGTAGGCGAACCCATACCCGAGTTCTGCCAAGCCCCCGAGGAAGGTGCCAAAATCCCGCCCTTTGTTCGATGACAGTACGCCGGGGACGTTTTCCCAGACCAGCCAGCGGGGAGCATATCGGCGAGCAATGGCAAGATAGGTGAGCATGAGGTTGCCACGCGGATCTGCCAGTCCCTTTCGGAGTCCAGCGACGCTGAAGGACTGACACGGGGTTCCGCCGACGAGAAGATCGATAGTTGCATCGGGCCAGTCCTTGAACTTGGTCATGTCGCCCAGGTTGGGCACGTGAGGGTAGTGGTGTGCGAGCACGGCAGCGGGGAAGCGCTCAATTTCTGAGAACGCCCACGGCTGCCAGCCGAGCGGATGCCATGCGCACGTCGCAGCTTCGATGCCCGAGCAGACGGACAGATAGCGCAGAGGCCGGCAGTCGCCCAGAATGATCTCGTTCTGTCTCATGCTAGGATTCCTCGACTATTCGATTGGGGGCCCACCATGTCCGAGTTGCGGACTGACGAGGAAATACGGGATTTCATCGCCAACCTTCCGGGCGGCCTGCCTGAATTTCGCGAAATGGTTTCCACGGGGCGCCTTGCAGGCAGACGAGGTGAGCGTGGAAAGCAGTACCTTGCCCGGCTTGGGGCGGCCGACTCCGACAACCGCGCTGAGAGGCAGACAGTAGCAACAGAACGACAGGCGGCAAGCAGCGAGCGGTCGAACTTGATCGCATGGATCGCGTTGGCCGTTTCGGTTGTCGCTCTTGCTGTTGCGATATTCAAATAGGCGAGCATCACGCCTCCGCACCGTCGACGCGCTTCATAAAGCAAATCCAGTGCGTGTCGGCGCGCTTTCCTGACTTGTGGCCAAAGAGCGGTTCGTGCGGAGTCAGCGCGAGGATCTCGCTGACCTTGATCTGCACTTCGTTCCACTTGAAGATCAGGATTCCCTCGTGATCTAGCACCCGGAAGCACTCGGCAAAGCCGCGCCGAAGGTCTTCATGCCAGTCGTCCGAGAGAATCCCGTACTTGGCGCGAAGCCAGCTCACATGCTCGGCTCGGCGCAGGTGCGGCGGATCGAACACAACGAGCCGGAAGCTGCCGTCGTCAAAGGGAATATCGCGAAAGTCCATCTGCACGTCGGGCTTGATATTCAGCGCTCGCCCGTCGCATAGCATGTGTTCCTCATCGCGGATATCGCCAAAGAGCACGCGCTGGTTACTCGGATCGAACCAGAACATGCGGCTCCCGCAGCACGGGTCGAGGATCGTCTGGCTCACGATTTCCGCTCCTCCGCTGCCTGCGAGGCGGCGATTTCCCGGAGCTGTGCCGCGACATCTGGCGGTACATCGAAGAACCCGAGAGCACCTTTGCATGGCACGAACGGAATGGTGCGGGCGTCGCTAATCTCGAAGCCGAACTGATCTTCCATGTGCCACGCCGACGATGCCCGCTCCGGCGGAATGCAGTCAATAATCGTCGCAGCACCTACGATGCCGCCTCGATCGAGTTCATCAAAGACAGGGAGGGTAATGCGCGGGCCTGCAACGGCATATCGCAGGAAATCCTCCACATCTTCGTATTCTGCGCGGGTCATGCCTTTGCTGGCGTGCACCAGTACGCGACCGCGAAAACCGGTGCGCCAAGTGCGGTTCTCGATGTCCTTGAACCCGTTGACGATCAGCCATGCCCACGGCTGGCGAACAGATAGGGCTTTCACGCATCCCCCTTCGCCTTGGCGGCAATGGCGGCGCGGAGGGCGGCGTCCAGTTTTTCGCCCGTGCCCAAATCGTTCCCGGACGCGTCCATAACGAAGGGGCCGTCGTCCGGGTCTGCCTGATCGCGCAGGAACCGATACAGCTCCGCATCCTCGCGATCCCCGCCATCCGCCGACAGCGCGGCGCGGGCTTGCCAGACATGCCAGTCATCCTGAATTGCTACGCGCTGGTAGCGCCCGTCGGCTATGGCGAAATCTTGATGATCCCATCCGTTTTCCCGAATTTGCCACGCCATGAACAATTCGCGCTCGCTCACGTTGTTCGGCGAGTTATGGGGACGAATCAATGCCCTCCATGCTTTTGCGGCGACGAAAGGGTCGTTCATCAAGCGATGGAGATTGGTCGCAGGTTCTCCCATGTGGGTCGGGCCGTTCACTTCCGCAATGAACCTGCGATTCAGTTCCTCTGCTTCGAGAGCGCGTTTCTTCCAGATGGCGAGATCTTCCCGCGCACCTTGGTAGGCGTCGCCGTATTCGCCGCCCACCTTCGCGGGAGACGTGAGGGCGGTGCATGCAGCCCGCCAACCACCGAGCACATAGTCAAACGGCTGGGGTTCGTCGCACGGCCCACCTGCGGTGTTGCGAACGTCGCGGGCTATCTGGCGCAGCACTTCGTGCGTGGGATCGTCGTCGCGCTTCTTGGCGATGTTCACGTCCGCCTGCGGCGCATCTGCGGCGCGCTCGCCGCCATTCACGGGCGCAGCGTAGAGCGGGCGCACTTCGGTGTTGCTCTTGATGCTTGAGGCGACTTCGACGGCGGTGGCTTTTTCGGAATGCACGCTGTGCTTTCGCATCTCCCCGATACCCGAATAAACCGCCCACGCCACCGCCTCTTGCCCTGCGCTCTGTGCGGCTGGCGTGGGGGAGGCGGCGAGCATGGATTTCCAAGCGTCGTAAAGTACCGATCTGTTGCGCACATGGACGTTACCGGCATCGCGCATTTCATCGGTCGGCACCTTCGGCACCAGTTGCCACTGGCTCGCATCAAACGTCACGGCCTTGAGGTCGGCAGGCGCGAGCGTCTCGACAATCGACGGCGGCGCAGGATCGGTATTCAGCCCTTCGGGGCGGGGTTCGTAGGGGCTCATGCTTTGCTCCTGTAGGCTTTCGTGAGGGCGGCGCTGACCGCATGGCCGCGCTGACGGGCGATGTTGGCGATTTCCGCTCGGTGGCGGTGACTGGACGGCGACTGCCGCAGAAGGCCGAAATAGCTGTTGGTAGCCTGATAGACGTCTTCGGCGGCAATCTCGGTCAGGCGTGCTGCTGCTTGGCGACGCGTCCGTGGCCGTATCGTGCGATTCCATGGCTTCAGGAAGTGCCCGACGAAATCGATCCCCCGATCAATCGGTTGAAGAATCGTTTTCGTTGGATTCAGGTGAGCGTGAAGCCGCGATGGGAGAAACTCGTTGATCCGGCGGTGGGCCTCGTTCAGCCACTGCGGAGACTCATGCAGCAGGACGAAGTCATCGACGTAGCGAACATACCGTGGCGCGCGGATCTGGTGCTTCACAAACTGATCCAGCGCGTCTAGGTAGACATTCGCGAAGAACTGGCTCGACAGGTTCCCGATGGGTAGCCCGAGGTGGCTTTCTTGCTCCAGAAGTCGCTTATGCCGTGGAACGAGATTCATCATTGACGGTTCCCCGCGGTAGACATAGTCAGTGCGCGGGTCATGCATCAAGATCGTGTCGGTGAGTGCGCGCCAGAATGGCTCCGGCACCTTCCCAAGCAGTTGCTCACGAAGAACGAGTTTGTCGATCCCTACGAAGAAGTTGGCAAGATCGCACTTCAAATAATGCGCAGGCAGCGTCCAGTTCTGAGTGACTGACCGCACCTTTGATTCGAGCCGGGTCGCCGCATAAAGCGTCCCACGACCTTTGATGCAGGCGCACGAGTCTGCGATAAACGACCGCTCGAAGCGTGGGCCGATTCGGTTGTAGAGCAGGTGATGCACAACGCGATCGCGAAATTCTGCTGCCCACACCTCGCGCGGCTTCGGGCGAGTTATGACGAAGCAAATCGATCGGCCGGGGCGGTAACTTCCGTCGGCCAACTCATCGTGCAACAGCGTCAAATTTCTTGCGAGATCCCGTTCAAAGGCACGAGCGCTCGCGGTATTACGCTTCGTGCGGCGACAATCGCGATATGCCGCGACGAGTTCTTCGCCAGAGAATCCATCTTGCCGCTCGATCCAATCTGCTGACGGCGACCGCGCGGAGCGCGGCGCTCTTGTGGTTGTTGTTCTGGTTGCCGTTGTTGTAGTTCTGGTACCAGGCGTAGGCGGACCCATCGTGCTATCTACGTCGCTTGACCGATTGCTCAGTCGAGAAACTGCGCCGGACCGTGCCGCACTCCGGCGGTCGGTGTCCTCATCGCGCATGGCGGTGGCCTCGTGAGCCAGCGGCACGACCAGATTAAATCGGTGCTCAGTCACGGCGGCGAGAACCTCCGTGAGACGGGCGACTAGCGGCCCATTCCCTCCACTTGATCGTCTGCTTGCTGATGCTTCCGGTCAGGTTGATCACCGCCCAATACTGCCGGTCGGTGATCTCCTTCATATCCCAAGCGAGCATGAACAGCATCTCGACGAGCTTCACGCGCTCGATCAATAACGTGAGGTGCGGGATCTTGTCCTCGGCCACGTTGGCCCGATAGACCAAAAGCAGGAGCTTTTTCGTCTCATCAACGATGTCTTCGCCGATGAGATGCTTAAACGAACGCTCCATATTCTTGACGATCCCCGCTACCTTGGTCAGAAGTTCATAACCGGTCTTGTAAATGTCGAGGTCGGTGTGAAGGGCCATGGCGAATCAGATGACTAAATTACTGAAGGAATGAATCTGCTGACGGCGACCGCGCGGAGCGCGGCGCTCTTGCGGCCGTAGTTCTGGCTGCCGCCGTTGCAGTCCTGGCACCAGGCGTAGGCGGAACTTCCCTCGTATTCCTCCTCCAGCCACATGCTTCCCTCGGCGCAGAAGTCCGGAAATGCTGCCTGCAGGAGGCGCCCTTCGCGCTTGTTCGGAAGTTTGAGATCGCGGTCCGCCACGTATTCGAGGGCCTTGGCATGATCGAGATCACTGCCTTCGCGCGGATGAAGGATGAGGTAGTAGTCAAGCGTCCCGTCATCCTTGAAGATCGGGCCAGCGAGGCGCGCGCCTGCCGGAATCGGAATCACCGCGCGCTCGATGACGTATTCGGTAGCAACGGCCTGCTGCTTGAACTGCTCCAGCAGAGCGTTGATGCGCCCGACTTCAGATTCAATGTGTTGCAACGTGACGACGGTCATATCCGGCCTCTGGTCAATGAAAGTGAGTGAATGAATCAAGCAATGAATCTGCTGACGGCGACCGCGCGGAGCGCGGCGCTCTTGAGGAGGTTGCCCTGGATGCCGTTGCTGAAGTCCTGGTACCAGGCGTAGGCGGAATCCCATTCCACGTCATCGTCGGTCCAGTAGGCCTCGGGCTTCACCAGATCGCGGTGTTCGTTGTAGATGATCAGAGCGTCGACACGGTTGTAGAGGACGCCGCCGACACTCTTGGCCCATTCCCGCTGCGCCTCACGCGGAAGGCGGTCATCGTTCACTGCAATAAGGACGGTGTGCTCGACGTCGCCGTTCTTGTTCACGCGGCCATACAGATAAGTTTGACCTTCCGCGATAGGCGGGATTACGACCTGAGACATGGAGTTCTCCTGAGTGAGATTCGGCATTTGAATGGCTGCCGATAGCCGGAAGAAAAGACGGGCCCTGTGCGAGCAGCCCAAAGTCACGGGGTAATGGGTGCATGCACTCAGGCGACGCTTTGGTCGTCGCCGGGCCTTTTGAGGTACTCGTTCCAGTGAACCCAGCCGCGAGGCGTATGAAATCCCCAGTTGCGCTGCCACGGCCCCATGATGAAAAGGGACCAGGCTTCGCCGCCTTCAGGGATTTCGAGGCGGTGTCGGTCGGTCGCGCGCCGGAAAACGATCGAGCCGGGACCGCGCCAGACTCGGCGGTAGCCGCGCAACAGTGTCGTCTCTGGCCGGAAATCCAAGCGCGCGGGCTGTTCCTGCTCGGTGGGCATGATTTCCCAGTAGCCGCCGCGCAGGACAATTGAGACGTTCCACCAGGGGTGATCGTGAAGATCGCGGCCTGCGTCGCTACGGATCGTCCGATGCACGCGAGCGCCCCAACTGGTATCTCGGCGGCCATCCTCTGCGGCGCTGGCATCGTGGCCGCGTGGCTTCTTGACCCACCACCGCTGCATGTAGCCCTTGAGGTCGAAGTAGGGCGTGCGCTGAGCGCGGGCAATGATGGCGTCAACAATGAACGCCGGTATGGGGATTCGCATGCATGGTCTCCTTCAGGGCTGTCGCTGCCTCCACTGACCGCCGCACGATCGCAGCGCGGGTCTGGGAGCAGCCCAGGTATTTGCGGATTTCGGTGACGGTCGGTCGCACGTCGCCGGCGGCAATCGCATCAAGGATCCGGGCCACGTCGTCGGGCACCGTCAATGGTTCTGGTGGGGCGGTCACGGCCGGCATCTGGTCGTGACTCGGTTGCGTTACTGCCGCTACTGGCGTGACCGTTACCGCGTTACTTCCTTGATGGGCGGGCGTTTCAGCGGCCCTCTTCACAGCGGCGGGGCGTATCGCGAGCAGCCACGCGAAGCACGCGACTGCCTCCAATACCAGTGCGAAAGCGAGGCCGGCGAACAGGTCGGCGCGACTGGCTGACCATCCGAAGGCAGAGAGCGGCCCGGTAACGGGATCGGACTGCGCCGCGGCACGGTCAATCGCCGCCCGGTCCTGAGCCGCCCGGTCGCGAGCTGCTTCAGCATGCTCGACGTCGATCGCCTCCAGCTTTGCGGCAAGTGCTGTCCGTTCAGCCGTCAGACTCGGGCAGGGCTCGGTGCAACGGCGTGCATTCGCCCGGGCCAGTCGCGCTACCGCGTCTGCCCGGTCTCGGGCAATTGCGGTCAGGTCACGCGCCCGCGGGGTAACGGAGGGAATAGATGCGGCGCGGATCTCGCCAGCGTGGCGTGCCGAGGTCAGAAAGAACACGGCATGTCCGTAGCAGGTCGCGGCGACACATCCGATCCAGATTACGGCGCCGACGGCACGGACGCGCCAGCCAAGCGGACGGCACAGTGCGGGCAGAAGGTGGGCGGCAATGACCAGCACGACACCGACGGCGACCCACAGCGCCCGCTCAACGGGTAGGCCACCACGCTGCATACCTGACTGGATTGAGAGGCACGCCGCCGTGGTGGTTGCCGCGATAGCGAGTAGCGCCACGATGATGCGCGTCGGCATGGCCGTCAGCCGAGCAGCGGACGTTCATCGGCTCGCTCGCCGCCCACCGCTTCGATCAGATCAGCGATGAGTCGCGACAGTTCGCCGGTCATCAGCACGAAGTCCGCGTCGAACTTCTCGGCCTCACTCTCGGCTGGGTCGGCGGCGTCCTTGAGGATGTCGAGCGGGGTGATACGCTTGATTACGAACGCATCAGTGAGAACGAAGCTGATTCGATCGTTCCACGTCATGGCGAGGCTGGTGCAGCGCTTGCCGGCCTCGATGTGCTGACGAACGTCTGCGCCGTCGAGCGGGTGGTGCAAGTATCGGACGGTGGCCTTTTCATTCATGTTCGATCGCAGCTCAACGTCCTGATCAACCGTGAAGCCACCGGGGGCTTCGTTGGCGACAAGCCACGAGGTCATCGCTGCAACTGGCGCTTCGTTCAGTTCGACATTCAGCAGAGTGATATCAAGCGTCTTGAAGAGCAGGTGGCGCACTTCGTCTGCTCGGGCAGGCGATGCGGTGTCAATCACGAGCCAGCGATTCACGGGGTCTATCCACACGCGGGTATCGCGCCGGATGCCGAACGCACGCGGCAGCAACTCGTCGGTCACTTGCTCTTTGAGTTCCTTCATCTGCTTGCGGCCCGGCTTGAAGCCTTGCTGCTCTTCGAGTTCGGCAGCCTTGGCACGCGTGACCTGATTGACGACGGAACCGGGTAGCAGCTTTTTCTCGCTGCGGTAGGTCAGCAGGATTTGCCGGTTCACACAGTGGGCGAAGTCTCCGCCCTCAAACGGCGCCGTCCAGCCACATGTCTGAAGTTCCGCGCTCGTCGGATCGCGGAAATGCTGCGTCAGCAGCGCGTCGAGGAGTTGTTCTTGCGTGGGAGTCCACGGCGCGATGCGATGAATTTGGGCGTTTCTGAACCACATGGGCAGTTTCCTTGCGTTGGAGTGGGCGGCGCTCACTTGTCGGTTTGAGCGTTGGCCTTGATGAAGAAAGCGAGGGCGGCCATCAGGATGGGCGCGTGTTTTTCGAGAGCATCGCGGCGCGCCTGCTTGGCTTCGAACTCCTCACGGGCGCGCGGCGAGCCTGGCTTGGGAGGAAGCCGGGACGGCTGGTGATTCATGAGCGGGCGCAGCTCTTTCCACGCGCGGGCGGCAGCCGCTCGTTTTGCGGCAGACGTCATACGCCGTGCTTCCACCTCACATAGAGGCATGCGACGACGAGAACGCCCCAGATCGTCCAAGCGGCGGTCTGGTGAGTACGGATCCACTTGTCGGCGCCGTTGACTGTCCGGATCAGGATGCGGTCGAACATGCGCGCCTCACATGCTTGCGTCGCGGTACCCAGAGCGGTACGCGAGCGCGGTGGATCGGCAAGGACGTCCGCACTTGGCATCGTTCCAGCCGGTCTGGTACTGACGAATCTCAGTTGCGAACATGCCTTCCTCCTCAGTTGATACGAATGGTTGCGGCTTTGGTCAGGAAGCCGGAGCAGACGGCGCCCGCGACCGGCACTCCACTCGGGCCGGTCGCGGTGAATGCGGTGGAGTAGTCATCGTTGTCGCCGCAGCCAAAGAAGCTGTAGCCGTCGATGTGAATGTTGGTGTATCCGGCACCCTCAAGAGCGCGCCGCGCCGCATCGGGGTCTGTGCATGCAGAGAGAAGGGCGAGCAAAGCCGCGAGCGCGACGAGCCTCATGGGGAACCTCATTTAAGTGGGGGGCGGATGCCCCGGCAGAACACCGGGGCGATGCGGCTTTAACCATGTCCGCCATGGGCCTGTGAGCGGTCAGGCTCGCTCTACTACCTGTCAACTTTGGGCGCCGTCATCTGGCGTAAAGAGGGCGGGCACTCCTCCAGCCATCGGGCAACTTTGATCCCGTGCCGCGTTTCGTCCGGCTCTAACGTCGGTGCCGCACTGGGGCGGTCACTAAATGAAGTGGGCGCATTTAGCGCAACTAGCCGTAGTCCATAGGCACCGCCTCATTGGGGATGGGTCGAATACGCCCCCGGATTCGCCGGACAAGGCGCGGGTAAGCTGCCGCTCGCGCCCAGAGGAGCGGCAGCAAAATCAGGAGAATTGGCATCGTTAGAGCAGGAGGCCGAGGGCACTACGATCACTTGCGAGGATGTCGCGTAATTTGTTCAGGCTGTTACCCCCCCCCACTTACAGATGGGAAGTTAGAGACACGGGAAAACTCAAACTCTGCTCGGTCGCGCCACTCGGCGGATTTCGTCGCATCGGCGGTTGCAATCCAGTCGGGTACGCGACTGCACGCCCACAGAATCTGTTCCCGGAGGCTTCTGATCTCGGCCACCACTTGAGTCTTGGCGAGCTGGATCTCCAGCGCCTTTTTGGTCGCTGCCATGTGTCTATCCTATGGAATGGCGCGCGAGTCGAAAGGCGCGCTAGCGGAGGGAAGTGAAGAGGGTGGCCGGCGCTGATCTCCGGCATGCGGCGCCGCTTGTTCGCTCATCAGGCGACCACCAGTCGCAGCGGTTGAGACTGTCACCTGATTTGCCGCACACGTATTGCGCATCAGCCTGCGCATTCACCCTCAAGAGAGCAGACCCGAGATCCTGATCAGATCGGGGAAGAGGGATACGGGCTATTTAACGTCGCCGCGCCGACGCGGATCTGCTCACTTGAAGGCGCCCGCTGGTGCGGGCGTGATGCTCAGTTGTTCCAGTAGGACATGTCCTCATCCGCGGCACCCGCCGGATCGTCCGGGAAGTCATCGCGCATTTCGAGGCAGCCCTTCGCCATCTCGAGCGCGTTTGTCGAGTCGACGCCACCGCGCTCGCGAAAGCGTGCTGCGCAACGATCAAGCCATTCCGCTTCGGACAGCTTCGGCAGAGACGCGAGGTGCTTTTTGCGGCTTTCCTTGTCCTTAAATTCTTCGACGCCCAT